ACCATGCGCCTGCTTGTCGAACGATGGCCGCACCGAATCGGTGTAGCCGGTAATCACGGTCTGACCGTTGATCTGCAGTTCGCAGGCGTCGCCGGGTTTTATCTGCCACGGCTGCGACTGCCCGGCCCAGCGGTCCATTACGCCCAGCTCGAACGCGCCGGCGCACTGCTCGATGCCGATTTCCGCGCGCAGCGTCTTCCATCCGGAAAACACCAAGCCGCCAACTTTCAGGGAAACAACCGGGCTAGACGACACGGCGCACCTCCAGCGGCAGGCCGCCCGGTACGAACAACGGGTGCAGCACAGTGGCCGCCGCCTGGTTGCGTTCGACCAGCTCGGCCGCATACGCGCCGGAGCCATATAGGCGGTACGACAGTACTTGCGCCGGCACCGACGCCGGCAAGGTCATTTTGGATAGTTGCGCCAGATCCGCGCCGCGCGCGGTAATGTCGCGCACCATCGCGCTGCGCAAGTCGTGCAGCGCTGCATACACCGCATCCGGCGCATCCAGCATCAGCATGTCCAGCGCGTCGTACAGGATGTCGCGCACCGCCACCGATTCATCGGCACTGGCGAACGGCAGGTAAATCGACGAGCGCACCGCTTCCACTACCGCACAGCGAGCCACCAGGGCAAACACCGCCGCCTGGTTGGCGGCCTGCTGCCGGCGCACCGGGGTATTGGTCGGGATGGTCGGCCGTACATACGAGCTGGATATCTGTCCGTTAACCAGCAGCGACAACGCTAAATAAATGGGGTTCGATCCAGCTGCAGGGGCATAGCCATACATCGCCAGCGGCAGCAGGCTGCGCAGTGGATTGGTTGGTTTGCTGGCATTGCCGAAGGAATTGACTGACGAAGTGGCGCCGGACGATGCCCCGGCAACGGACGATGTCCCAGCAAAAGACGAAGAAGACGACAACACGGCGCCGAGTGCGCTCAGGCTGCGCGATGGGCTGACCGACGATCCCTGCGCGCCGGAGAAGTCAAACAGGCCGACCAGCGCCCGGAACTGCACCGACAGCTCGGTAAATAGTGCATTCGGCATCGCCAGCAAGCCCATCACATTGGCTTTCAGCATCGAGCCGGCGCGCACCAGCTGCGACAGCGCGGATAAATCAAAGCGCATCGCCGAACGTACCGAGCTGACCACATCGTTGATATGGCCGATCTCATCCACAATCGACTGCACCGACCAGGCCGGCGCGCCATCGACAGAAAACTCGGAGGCGAAATCCTCTTCCATCGGGCCATAGGCATCGTCGGCCGCATCGTCCACCGCCTGCTGGGTATCGACCTCGGTGGACGGCTGCACTTCCTCGCCCGCTTCGACAAACGCCAGCGAAAACGACACCATGCCGCGCCGCTCGATGAACTGCTCGCGCAGGCGCGCCGGATGCGCAAGCGATACCTGCAGGGTGCCAAGGGAAGGGTGGATCAGCGTGCCGGGGCCGGCTTCGGTCAGCGCCGCGATCAGGCGCTTCATGTTGAACAGGTAATTGTCCCCGATCAGGAAGCCGTCGATCACGAATTCGGACGCCTTGCGTCCCATGTCTTCCGGCAGCGGCAAATCCTTCAGCGGAAATTCATGCAGCACCGTGCGCCGGCCGACCGAGGTATCCGCGCTGGATACCTCAAATCGGACGCCACGGAAAGAGGCAGGCTGCAGTTCGTCTCGGAAGCTCAAGGCAAATCTCGGTCACACGATGAAGTGATGCCGAGTTTGCCGCCTGCGTCAATACAAAAGGAGGGGGGGAGTTGTTAGGTTGCAGGCACTGATATTGATCAGTGGATCATCATTGGACCGGTATCCAGCCGGATGCCTTTGCCGCTGACGCTTTGCTTTGTCACGTAGGGTTTACCCATCTCATTGAATGCAACGTCGATCTTGAGCCTGGCATCGATGGGCAGCGGTTTAAGGCCTTCCGTCAATGCTCTTTGCACTGCTTCGACATTCCCGCCCGGCGTACCCATTTGCCGTTGTATCGCCATGCTCGGAACTGCGTTGACCACTGACGGCAAAGCGATTGGCGGTGTCATCGGGTTAAAGGCCGTTTGCATCTGTTGCCGGGCTTCAGGGGAATTCAATTTGCTTTTTTCGTGCAAGTTATCCAGGTATGTATTGGATGCGGATTTCTTGGCGTCCCCGAACATCGCTTCACCTGCGGCGGTGCCTGCTTTTGTACCGTAATGGTTTCCCACCAGACCGCCGATTGTTAAACCGACTATCCCACCCACCAAAGTGCCAAGGCCGGGAATGACGCTGCCGACAGTCGCACCTAATTGCGCACCAGCCAACGCACCAGCCACTCCGCCTGCTGCACCGGTATAGCCGATTTTCTTATCCTTGCTGCTGAGACTGTCATTGTTGGCGATGTTGTAGGCATCATAGGCACCATACGCTAGTGCCATGGCTATATTGCTTTTCACACCGAAACCACCGGGTAACGGGGTTTTGCCGCCCGAGCCCTTCGGCGCACCGGGGCTTCCTGGCATGCCGGGGACTCCCGGTATCCGACCCAGCGCCAGGGACGCGGCGGTGGCATTTTTGGTCAGTAACATCATCACGCCCGCCGCCACGCCAGCGCCGGCAGACAGTGTAGTGACGGCAACATAGCCGCCGCCGAGCGCCGTGCTCAATACCGGATACTCGCGCCCCACTTTACTGACCCCATCCCAAAATACGTTCAGGCTCGGCACCAGCTTCTGCATGGCCTCGTTCTGCGCATTCAGCAGTTCGTTCTGGGATTGCTGCTGCTTGAATCCGGGCCCGGCTGCGATCACGGAGTAATTGCCGTCGGTGGTGCCGTCCGCCGCCCCATTGGTAGTTGCGCTTACCTGCTTGTCGAACTCGACGCTTTGCTTTTTGAATCCGAGGAACGCGCCCTTGGCTTGCCGATCCTGCAGTACGTTGCCGATGGCAGATCCTTGCACCAGCGCCAGTTGCTGCTCCAGGATATCTTCCTGTTCCTTGCCAGTGGCGCCCTTGCGTTTCGCTTCCAGCGCCACATATCGCTTGTCCTTCAGCATCACCTGGTCAACCAGCTTGGCAAATGCAGTGATTGGGTCCACGCCCTTGCCGATCGCATGTTGCAGGCTGCCTGTCAGATCGATTCCCTGTTTTTTGAAATCCTTTTTGGTGTCATCGCTGTTGATCTTTGCCAGCAGGTTGGCCACGTTGTTGCCTGCCATATCCGTGCTGCCGGCGGTAGTGATCGATGCCTGATTCAGCGCCAGCAGTTGCGCCAGGCCCTTTTCGCCCTTCATGCCGAGGTTGGCCGCTTCCGCCATTTGTTGCGGCAGCCACTTCGCCATGTCCTTTAGCTCGAAGCCGCCCAGGTTGCCGGACTTCATCGCCATATCCATGATCTTCGGCATGTCGGTGGCTTTGAAGCCGAAGTTCTGCATTGCCCGGATACCGATATCGGCAATCTCTTCCGGCCGTGCGCCGGAGGCTGTCGCGCCTTTCATCACCGACGGCAGCATGGTCAGCGCATCCTTGTCGCTAAGCGCCCCGGATCCAGTCATTTTTTGCAGCGCATCGGCTGCATCGTCGCGCGTGCCGCCGCCCTTGCGCGTTGCGTCCAGAATCGCATCGTTCAGCTGCGCCTTGCCGGCAATCCGTTCTGCCGGCGATTTGTCGGCCATCGCCACGTTAGCCAGGTGCGCCAGCTTGGTGTCGTAATCCACCATTTTATCGACGTGCGGAGCAAATACCATCTTGCCGGCCTGCCAGCCGGCCATCGCTGCGCCCGCTGCCTTGCCGCCGGTGACCAGCTTGTCGAGCGTTTTGGAGAGCCGGCTGGCTTCTTCGTTGGTTTCACGCAGGCCGCGCCGCCCTTTCTGTCCGATCTTTTCAAGATTGTCTGCGGCCAGGTTGGCCGCCTTCGCCAAACGCTCCACTACCGGCGGCAGCACGGTCAGATCCTGCTGCAGATCGCGCGGACCGTTCGTCTGGCCCATCTTGCCGATCTGTGCAGTCAGGGCATCCACCGAGGCGCCGATCTGTTGCACGATTTTCGGCAGGCTGGAAAATTCCTTGCCGGCGCTGCCGACGAAGGTCTGCAGGTCTTTCAGCGCCTGCGTATAGTCGGTGAAGATCCGGACGCCGATATCCTCCGTCTTGTTACTCATCGTCGTCGGGTTCCCTGGTCAGCTGGTCAATGTAGAAATCAAAACGATGGGCTGGTAGAGAAAGGATTTCCTGCTCCGACCAGCCCGTTTTTACGCCGAGGAATAGCACAGCCCTTAGCCGGTCGCTTCGCTCGGCGACGATTCTTCCCCCAACTTGGCCACCTCAGCCAGTCCGGTGCGCAGCAGATGAAAATCCGGCGGCGCCAGCTTGCGGATCATGCCGACCGTGAATGGCCCCTCGTAGCTGCCCACCCGCACCAACTGGCGCATGGCCAGCTCGGCATTGAAGTTCATCGGCTTGGCCGACGACACTTCCAATTCTGCATCCAGCATGTCTTCGGTAGTCATCTCGCGCAGCTCGAAATCCATGTGGACATCTTTGCCGACCTTCATGCCCTTTTTAAATTGTCCAATAAAGGTAGCCATGCTTACATTTCCTCCACATCGCCATAGAAAGTAGCGGAAATCTTGCCGCCGCTTGCGATGGAACGCGCCTGTCCGCACTTGGCGTTGCGCATCATGAAGGACAGGCCGTTATTCCCCTCCGCAATGATGGTGCCGTTCTTCATCGCCTGGACCGGGCGCAGCTTGAAGCCTTCGATCGCCAGCAGCGTGCACTTGAACATACCCGGCTGCAGTTTCTCAGCGGTATGGGTATTGCCGGAAGAATCAAGTACCGGTTCATTGTCGGCGCCTCCGATATCGATTTCGGTGGCGCGTTCTTCGGTAGCGTAGGTCTGACCGTCGAAGGTCATTTTTAGTCGTGCAAGTAATGCAGCCATGCTTTTCTCCTGTGCTGTTGCTGGCCGACCATATCGAGCACATCCTCCATATGGTCTGACACATTAATTAATGTACTTAGTTAATAAACTTGACCGCTGCGGCGAACACATCGAACTGGTTCACCAGGTTCGGGCTGGCCACTGCGTTGACCTGGTTCGGGTTGGCGATCGAGCGCAGGATCAGCAAGGTTTTTTTGAACTCGTCCACGTTTTCGATGATGCCGGCGTATTCCAGCGTGCGCGCCAGAGCGATGGTCTCGATCTTCAGCACGCTCGGCGTGACGATCGGCTGCCCTGGGGCGAAGTTGGTGCCGTCGTCGGCCAGCTTGAAATCCGGGTAGCGGGTCGCAATCAGCACTTTCCACGCGTAGCGGAAGTAATCGGCGGTCCATTTGCTCTGCAACTTGAAGTAGGCCCGGGTCGGCACGCCGAAACTGTTGGTTTTATAAGTCGTGGAAACCATCTCGATCATCGCATTGCCGCCGGCGTCGTAACGCAGGGTGGAAATCCCGTTCTTCAGCAGGTTGTTGCGGGTCGGCTGGTCGAAGCGGGCGACTTCAGCCGGTGCCGGGATGCCCGGCAGGACCATGCCGAAATACGGTCGCGCCGGGTCGCCGGAGCCGCGCAGTGCACACAAACCGGCCACCGACGCGGCAATGCGCCACGGCGCAATCATGTTGCCCTCGCGCGGGATGATCGACACATGCGGGCTGTTGCGTCCGGCGCCGTACGTCACCAGCGTGGCGAAGCTACCGGACAGAGCGGCGAAGCAATGCGATTCCTGCTGTTTCATCGGACCGTAGCGGTCGGCGAAGTCGGCCTCGATCTTGACCATGTTGCTGCTGTCGGTCCAGGGGCTGATCAGCACGATGCGGTCGTCGCCCTTGATGGCGGCCAGCAGCGGGCCGATATCGGGGTTGCCGGTGCCGCCCGCCATCGGAGTGACGGTCAGCGCCACGCCGGACGGCAGGTTTTGCCCGAGATAAAATGAGTGGCGCACATCGAGGTCATTGCCTGATTCGCCTTTGTGCCTGGCTACCAGCGCCAGTGTGGCCGTGGTTGGCGCCACCGGTACCGACAACGGCAGATCCGGATTGGCGTTGATCTGGGTCGCAATGTTGGCCGCGATCTGGATTGCGGTATCGCCGCTGGTCACGCCGACCTGCACCAGGGTGCCGTCGATATACAGCGCAATGGTGCCCGATGCCGTCGCAGGGCCAGCCGCGAGGATGGAACCGGTTGCCGCCACACCGGCCACTAGGTCATCGGCGGCGATAATGGTAAATTTGCCGTACGGGTGCGCCTTGAATGCTTCAGCCGCCATCTGCGCCAGCAGGGAGCCGCGCCCGCCCAATTGCGTGACCTGGTCAGGCGTCGCCACCGGCACTTCGGTCGGCATCAGGGTCACCGCAGTACCGGCGTCCAGCTTCTGGCCAATGATGACGATCTTGCGCGGGATCGGCGGCGTGCCGCTGTCGGCGCGCGAGCCGTCGATTTCAATATATTGCCCGGGCACGAGAACGTCGGCCGGGATTTCGCGGAAGCTGACATTGTCGGCCATGGCGGTTCCTCTCTGTTAGGTGGTACGTGAATGGACTTACTTGGGCTTGGTTTTCGGTGCCGCCGGGGTCGACTCTGCCTGTGCGTCGGCAGATGCTGGCACATCCTCGATCGTCACGTCGCCGTCCGTCTGGCGCTGATACCAGTAGCTGTTGAGCGCAACAATCTTGCCCTCGGCAGGCAGATTGCCGTTGCCGTCCGGCAGCGGCACGATCATGCCGGGCTTTGGGGTGATTTTTTTCTGATTTGTCATGGGGTGCTCCTGGGGATATCGACGCGCAGCTGCGCGTCGGGTTGGCTGGTGGTGTAGTCGGGCACGTCTGCGGCCCATTTGCTGTGTTCAGCCGCGCTCTGGTGCGGCTGATTGATGTCGATATCGGCTTGGAAGGTCAGGAAGTCGGTCAGGTGGCCGATGGTCTCGTCCAGGGTCAGCGGCTCGGTGGCGTCGTACGGGCCGCATTCGACCGCCACCGACACCCAGCCGTACGGCGTTTCGAGCTGAGCCGAATGATCGATGCCGGTGATGCGCATCAAGGGGCCGTACAGTTGGCGCTGGATCAGGTTCTTGATCTCGCGCGCCATGATCAGCTCGATCTCCTCGATCTCTTCACCAGTGGCTTTTTCATGCAACTGCACTTGCCCGACCACCATGAACTTCAGCATCTGGTCAAACACATCCGCGCCCGTCTGGCCGACGGTCACGATGGTAAATACGCCGGCCTTCAGCTCGGCTGGCGGGCGATCGGCATAGTCCTTCAGGCTGCGGGTGACGATGCGCAACGGGTATGCGGCCGCCAGTGCGGTCTTGAAGGTGCCCAGGATTTTGGATTCGGGGGTCTGTGGAGTCATGTTTCAAACGCCTGTTGTGCTGCGCTATGGACGCCTTCGCGCAGCAGGGCGATCACACGGTCATCCATCTTGTCGCGGGTGCGCTGTACGAACGGGTTGGCTTTGGTGCCGTGGGCGGCGATGAAGCGCTGCAAGCCCCTAGCGCGGATCCGCAGCTGCCTCGGGTCGGTCACGCGCTTGGTCACGCGCAGCCAGTCCATCAGCGGATTCAGCGGGGCCCAGTGCGGCCGGCCGCCGTTGTTGACGGCGGCCGCGTAGCGCATCTTCGGCCCGACGCTCCAATCGGCGATGCCGTTCTTGCGCGAATTGATACTCCGGCTCAGGTCGCTCAATGCAAACGGCACCTCCATCCTCTCGGCCTTGCCGAATTCATTCGCGCCGCGCTGCACGAAGCGGTCCAGCGTCTTCGGCATCGACACCAGCGCCCGCGCCACCCGCTTCTCCAGCTGCCTGGCATCGACCTCGATATGCAGGATGCTCATACGCCCAGCCTCGCCACTTTGGATTCCCACTCGCGCATCATTTCAACGTGCAGGGCGGCCGGAGTCATGTTGCGCGGGGCCGAATGCAGGCCGTCGCGCATCTGCACCGGTTTTTTGATGTTGCGCATCGACATTTCGCGCATCGCTTCGGCCTGGGCCCGCAGCAGCAGCAGAAAGCGGTCGCCGGCGGGCAGCGTGGTTTCGGCAGTGGTGTCGCCGATCACCTGCTGGCCGAAATAGTAGTAGCGGAACTCGGAACCCAGCGTCATCAGCTGCAGCTGGGTCGGCGCCGGCGTCAGGTGCAGCTCGCGCCCGGATACGCCGTCAGCCACATGGACATCCGGCATCGGCCCCGGCCACTGCCGTTCCCACGGTTTGGCGCGCGCTACCGGCGCAATGCCCCACAGCGACGACTTGAAGAGGTACAGATTGGCCGGCGCCGGGTAATCCATGCGGCCGACCTCGGCGGTCAGGGTGCCCAGCAGCGTGCGCGGCCGATGGCGGCTGAAGTCCAATGCCGCCACGTCCAGCAGCCGCGCCATGTCGCCGGCATCGACGAACGACTCCGCCGCATCGTGCAGCGACGCGGCCAGGTCAGCCGCAAGATCGGCGCGGGACATCGAACCGGCCATGCTGATTACGCCCCGGCCTTATCGGTGGCGCGCCGCAGGTTCTCTGCCGTCATCGCCTCGATCAGGGATTTGCGGTTCTGGCCGGCCTGCTCCAGCAAAACCGCGTGCGCCAACTGGTCGTCGGACATGTGGGGCAACTGTTCCGTAACAAGCTTGACGTTAACTTTTAATAGTTCTGCGACCTGGTCAATCTCTTCCTCTTCGACTGCGACGCCTTCCGGCTGGTAATCCGGCAACAGCGACGGATCGACATCGCGGGTCTCGCCCGGGGGGATGGTGACCCCGCCGACATGCTGGAATCGGGTTGTTTCGTTGGTGTAAGACACTTTGTTCAATGCAATCTCCTTGGGTTCTCGCCACAACCAGCCCACCGTCGCGGTGGGCTGGGGCTACGCTTGGTCAGGGGTTATTCCTTGCTTAGCGGCCTGTGAAGCTGAACGCAATCAGCGAAGTCATGCGGCCAGCGACCGGAGTCGGCACCTTGATGGCGGAATACTCTTCGCCGTACGCTTGCTTTTTGCCGATCGGACGGCCCTGGCTGTCCACCGCCTCGAACGGCTGGCCGGTCACGAACGGCTTGCCGACCACATAACCCAGCATGCCGCGCTGGCCGATGATGATCCGCTCGTCGCCCAGATCGACGCCCGGCGCATTGGTGCCATAGGACGGCAAGCCCTTGACGCGCTCCAGGTCGCCGTCGCCGCTGGTATCGGTACCGTCGCGCTTGCGCGACAGCGCGAACTGCTCGGCGTTGGTGATGGTGTCGTTCAATACCGGCGACATCAGCAGGTAATCGGGCGTGACGAAGCGCTGGCCGGACAGCAGCGCCTTGCGCGCGCCGATGCCCTGCAGCACCTTGTTGAGCTGCTGCTCGTAGGTCAGGCCGGCCGCGATATCCAGATCGACCTTGGCCACGTTGGTGGCGCGGCTGTATGCGATGGTGTTGGTGCCGGTTGCGGCCGGCATCACCGCCACGCCCAGCTGGTTGACGAACTGGAGGTAGCCCAGGTTATAGCTGTTGATGCGGTAATAGGTGCCGGTGGCCTGGGTATTGCTGCCGTCATACGGCAGGCAGGCAGCAGAGCCCAGCACCACCGTGATCGGGTTGACCGCTGCGCCGACCGTATTGCCCTGCAGGTCGCGTTGCTGGAATGCCCGCACAATAGGGAAGGCCGCCGTTTTGACCTGGCTGGTGGCGCCAAGCTGGTCGGTGAAAGATTCGGCCGGTACCGCCACCGCGCCGAAAGCGTCGGAGGCGCGCTGCAGCTCATTGATGATGCGGCGGCAGATCAGCTCGCGCATGATGCGGGCGTTCGACTCGACGTTGCGCGCCATCGCGTCCCAGTTGATCGCAGCCGCCTGGGTAAAGTGGATCGCCTCGTTCGAGATCAGCATCGCCAGCTTCATCGGCAGGATGTACGCGGTATCCATGAACTGCCCGATGCCACCGCGGTGGATCGGCTGGCCCTCATACACGATGCCGTCGTTCATCACTGCCGACATGTCGCGCACTTCATACGGGATCTGGGTAGTCACTGTGGCCGAGAAATCCGTCATCGCCTGCACCAGCTCCAGCACACGCAGGTCGGACAGCGCTTCGCGGATCACCTCGCGCCGGAATCCAACCGGCAGGTTGGTGTCCGAAATATTCACAGTGCCGCCGCCGGACAGCATCTTGACTTCATTCGAGATTTGCCCGGAATGCAGACGGTCGAACTCGGCCAGCACCTTATTGATAAAAACGTTGTCCTTGGGCGACAGGCGCAATTTGCCTTCGGCGAAGTGCGAAGTCAGCTTCAGGTTGTCGTGATAGATGCCGGCCAGCTTCTTCGACTCCTCGAACGGTACCGAAATGCCGGGAATGCCGATGCTGCCCAGCGGCGCATGAAAGCCCAGCGCAGAGAGTTGTCGCGCCACCGCCAGCTGATTGCCCTGCGTGATCTGCACCTGGGCCAGCTTGACCACCTGTTCCGGCGTCATCTCCGGCGTGACCAGCTCCACCACCGCTTCGGCCAGGGCTTTCTTCACGTCCGCGTCAAATGTGGTGACCGCGGCTATGGTGTCCGACAACAGCTTGACATTGCCGGCCTGCTTGTCGGCCAGCGCCTTGACGCCGGCTGCGGCCTTCTGGTTCTCGGCTTGCATCAGAGCGATGACCTGATCAGCCGTCATGCCGGGGGCAATTGCCGGCACATTGACCGACAGGGTAACTTCGCGACCGCCGATTTCTTCGGCCAGCTTGATACCAGTATCTTCGAAGGCTTTCAGCAGGATTGTCGCAGCGGCTTCCTCAAGAACATTTTTAACTGACTCTGCAGCGGCCAGCATCAACGATTCAATAACGCTGGCAGCGAGTTTCTTTTCTTGCAAAGTCTTGCGTAATTTTTCAAGCAATTGTGCGTGTTTCATGTGTAGCTCCTGCAGTAATTTGGTTTGGAGTTCTGGATGGATGATGAGCGGTGTTTCATCACCGGACTCAGATAAGCGCGTCGCATCGACCGGCTGGTTACCCTTGACCGCAGGGCGGACCACCAGTCCAGCGCCCATCATCAACGGGCCGCGATGTTCGCTTGTTTCAGGGTCCACGTAGTCGTCGGTGTATTCGATCGACAGATAGGTAAAGCCCTTGTTCTTCACAGCATCGGTGCCGTATGGAGTCCACTCCATCAAGCCTCTGAGCCGGTTCCCCTCGACGGCCAGCTTCACGATTTTTGCGGCGGCACCGGCATTCGGTGCATGCGCGACATCGAGGAAGATGTCCTGACCGTAAGTGCCCTTGTTGAAGTTATCGACGATCTGCAGCAGCAAGCCGCGTGTGATGTCTACGACGCCGTAGCGCGGGTCGCTGAACTTCACAACACGGGTAATCGTCTCCCATGTAGATTTCTTGTCACCCTCAAGAGACACTTGAGCGCCCACAAGAAACCTTACGGACAGGTGTTGGCTGGCATCCAGACGGATGTGACGCGGTTGTTTTTGCATTGCTCGCCCTGAAAAAAACGCATGGCATCACCCCTGTTTCGAGGGAGACGGCTCGGAGGGGACACCGATGCCATGCAATAAACTTTTGAGTCAGGACACAGTTTCAGGGTTTTGGCAATACAAAAGGAGGGGGGGGAGTTGTTATCTTTTGGGTCGAAAAAAAGACCCACGTAAATAGGGACGATTAAGTAGTCAGCATACACCCCTTTCGTCCGCCTGTCGAGCATCATAAAAAC